TCATGATACGATCAGACACTTGACCCATATATCCCGAATCAAATATGCAACCCATTCTATAAATACGACAAAAACAAAACCTTAAAAGCTTCCATTACGTCAACACGAGAAACTCAACAGGAATTCTGTTGCTAAGATAATGTCTGCCCTAAAGTTCATACGAGATAAAACATCTTTAGTTGTTCAAGCTCCCTCTACCGGATTGGAATATGAATATCCTTCAGTTTTTTTCAGGGACCTAAAAAAGCCGCAATTGATAATCAAGTCTATGTATAAGAATCTGACCCTTGCTAAAAATGCATTTGCTAACAGCCTCAGATCATCGGCCCCTGACCTAGATGCAGGGAAAGAGTTTGTCTATCTTTATTTGAAGTCCAAACCGATGACGAATAGAGATAAATGGGAATCCTACTCAGTCCTAGTGGCTGAAGAGGAAACGGATGTAACGGTTTGGGACCTATTTGACACAGTATTGAGAAATCAAACTGTCCCAACTAAAGCTACAGTATCTAGTGAGCAGGACATATCTGATGTAGGGTTACTTGTAATGTTCTGTAGTATTTATAGAATGGGTTGCATATTTGATTCGGGATATATGGGTCAAGTGTCTGATCGTATCATGACTCAGGCCGTTGGGGTGCCAGATGATATTCCAAAACCTGATGCTTTAATTGCTCTTGTTGGGTCATGGCTTAATGATGCCAATTATTTAAAGATGATAGCAGGGATTGACATGTTCTTGCATAGGTTCCCTAAGTCTGAGTTTGCCCAAGCTCGTGTGGGCACTATCTCCTCCCGATATAAAGATTGTGCCTCCCTACTTTCCATCAGATTTTTCCTCCATGTAGTAGGGTCGGATAACTTGGATGATGCTCCCGCATGGATCACATACGAACCTATTGCACTAAATCTCATCCGAATGAGCAAAATTGGTGAAGAGGCTGCAAGGGGGGACTCTTACTTCCCATATCAATCTGATATGGGACTTGTGAGGAAATCTGCATACTCGACAGTTGTTAACCCCTCTTACTTCTTCTTTGTCCATGGGGTAGGTGCATTATTGGGACTAGAAAGGTCTAAAAATGCTAGGATGAATTTAGAGTATGGTTTGTCTGGAACAGTTGCAAATGTTTTCCTTGTGGCTTATGTCCATAAGAGGAATCATGTTCAGGCTCTCCAGTTCACAGCCAGTGGTGAGCCTGTACGAGTATCAGGGGACAACTCTGATACAGAACAAGATGGGATTACCATCAGAAGCAACTCACCCGTCAAGTGGGCCAAGTTCATGTCGTCTAGGGAGTGGGTAATGACGGACTTCATGAAGGAGACAATAAGGAGAATGCAGATGGAACTTCTTGAGGGGGAAACCAGGGCAGGGACCATCGGTGAATTTTTGTCTAAACACAGTATTGATTGATCTCGTCTATAGTATAAGGTAAATTTCTCTGTGATCGGTTAATTGAATAATTATAAGATTGTTGACATGAAAAAAACTCAACAGCACTCCTTAAGACCAATCATGGATGAGTTAAACGAGAAATTCAAGCAGTTCCTTGATGATGGTGCAAGGCAGAACATCCTGTCTGACGAATTCAAAAGAGATGTGAACGCTATATTGGGGGAGATGGAGGATGAAGAGATGCCGCTGGCGCCCAACGATCACAGTCCTGTTAGGCAATCTACAAGTCTTTATTCTCCTGATCATGATTTGGATACATATACTGATCCCGGATGTCAATCCCCACCCGGATCCGTATGTGACCCCTTAGATGATGAGGCATGCTCGATCCTGGGTGAACTGGAGAGAATAGTAACACTCTCAGACCCTGGGAATCAGTGGGAAGGAGCCTCTCACATAGTGTGGACATCTCCCGGTGTCTACAGCACAGGACGGGAATTCCAACAGGCCAAGACTCTCCTCAAATCAGTTCTCAGATCAATGAATCGGGATTCAGGGTTAAATTATGTCTTGAATGTTGGAAAGCCGGATACACTCTTTATAACAAGACCTGATTCTCTCACGGTGGCTCGGAATGTTAGGCCTAAAATCCCAGAAAATCTGTTTGTAGACAATGACAAATGGGAGTTTATCAAGGCTCAATTCGCCTCTGGCATTGAGTTAAAAGACGTAGACGAACCTGGTAAAACCCTAGTTGTATCATTTGCCACACCTGGCTTTAAAGAGGGGGACATTAAACTCTCATTCTTGAATGGGAATACTACCGTCAGATCCATCTTAGAAGATATCTGGAGGGCTATGGGGAGATGGGCTTATATATCATCGTCGTATCATGTAGATGGTATAGTCGTTTAATAATTGCCATTAATTTGATTGAATACAATTGTCTAATACATCCATGAAAAAAACTCGTACCCCTAACAGAACTGAAATGCTATCAAGATTCAGATCTAAGAATAAAGATAACGATGCCGGTTCTTCCGATTATTGGGCGAATCCCCCGAATAAGAATCCAGAAATGTCAATGCCTAATTCCCCAGTCTATAGTTTCACAGGATCCTGGGCTATCTCAGGGCGGTTTGAGATAAGAACCAAGATCCCCATCCAGTCTGGAGCCAAGTTGTTAGATTTAATAGGGGCTTGGCTTGATGGTTACTCCGGATCATATTCATTTCACGGGATCTTTACGGGACTTTACCTCCTCATGGCATTACACAGCCTTCCAAGTCAAGAAAATCAGACCTATGTCTATTCCCTTGACTTGTCCAAAAGGATTGCCATCCAAGTTACTAGACAGGATGTAATCAATCAAGAGGCAGACCTTTCTTGGGTCAACCAGGAAGGCACAGGGTTAGAATGGTGTGTCATTAAGTTCAAAATCCATCTCAAGCCCACCAGGAGGATGTGTATTCCCTTTGCAGATGCCTATAAGCAGCCAATGCACACCGGTGCAGACCCTCCACCCTTTGAGGAGGTTTACTTCCGATTTTGGAATCCCCAGTCTGGGTATTGCTCAATCATTCACTGAGATATGTCTCAGGATGAACTTGGAAGGGGCTAGATCCTTTGATCTCATTGCAATCATGAAAAAAACTGATTAAAAACATCAACAGAAATCTATAAATAATGTCTGTATTAATGATAATAGTAATGTATCTTCCTACTGTAAGTTCTGTACTCATACCTATTCCCCTAGAGAAACCCCATCCAATAAATTCACATGAGTTAGTCTGCCATTATGGTCTTCCTCCGAGTCCTACATCTTTCAGTACCACTTACAAGCTCTCTTTTTTCACCCCTTCTCAAACCTCTCATAAGGTTGATGGATTCTTGTGCTCAAAAACCATCTGGGAGACAAAATGTGACGAAGGATTTTTTGGTAGCCAAACAATTTCGTATATAATTCGGAAATCTCAGGTGAGAGATGGTGAATGTCTCGAGGCATTTCAAAGCTTCACGGATGGAGGTGATATTCCGACTCCTCATTTCCCTCCCAATTATTGTTCATGGATGGCCACGAATTCAAAGTCAAGCACTTATATAACTTTAACCAGACATGACACCTATTGGGATCCTTATCAAAATGCATTTAAAGATCTTGTATTTATCGGCCACAGTTGCAGCCAAGTCATTTGCCCCACTCATTATGATAATGTTAAGTGGATTACAGGACCTCCGAGCCGCAAAAGCTGCACGACTTGGTTTGAGGTAGAAGGCGAAATCACTTTGGATTCGGGAAGAAACCTAGACTGGTCTTATGTCGAGGCAGAATTCATACCTCGTACTCCCTTGTCTAACCTGTGTTATGGGGTAAGCTATTGCGGGCGTACCGGTTATGTTCTAAATAACGGTCTCTTCTTTTCGATCTCTGCAGGATTGAATGACACCTTAAACTTTGCTCGAGATATCCCTATTAAGTCATGTTCCCCCAGTACTGAGATATCTTTACATCCTTTATCATCATCCATGGCATCTGTAGAGCTTCAAACTTTGGAGATACTTTTCAACACCAAATGCAATGATGTAGTGAGTAAAATAAAGAGCGGCAACAACATTACAGCCTATGAACTGGGGTTTCTCAATCCCACACATCCTGGTATCGGGTACAGCTTCATTAGTATAGAGGGACGATTATACAGCTCGAAAACTCAATTTGAACCAATTAAGGAATACAAGCTGACATTCTCGAATGCACCATCTATCAAGTATCTGTCAAAGGACAAGACATATAAGATCGTGAAAGTGGATAACTGTACTTGGATTTCATTGAATAATGGATCTATGACCTGTAGGTGGTATAATGGAGTTTACATCACCCAGGATCAGATCATCTTCCCTTATTCGTCCCGGGAGGAATCACAGGATGAACTTGACATTTATGCAGAGATTCGGCCAAATTTTGATCGTCACATAGGTATACCTGACATCAGCAATGATACGATCACTACTTCCGATCAAGTGACAGATCCCGATTATATAAATCCTGATGTCTTGGGAACTTTAAATAATTGGCTTATTAGATGGTTTCATTATGTGGGGCTAGGGGTATCTCTCATGTTTATAGGAGCTATTATTTACTGCTGTCGATCATGTTTATTTAAATGTTGCAAATTCTGTTGTTGTGTTACTACAAACGTCCAGAAAGCAGTTCCTAAAGTTATTTATAGGAAGAGACCTGAATGCGTCAAAATTTCCAATCTAAAAGGATCGGACAAATCAGTAGATTTTCAGTTCTAACAATTTAGTTCATAATTAAGTTACAGATATCTTACGAGAACCTATATACAATAAATTCCTGACATTTCTATTATGTATACCTAGCTTTGTAAGATCACATGAAAAAAACAATAACAGCAATCATGGACTACTCAATTGAGTACGTTGATGATTATTGGTCGGACCTAATCCAAGACACAGATTTTGATGTATTTTCAGGTGAATATTTAAATAAAAAACAGAATAATAAACTCAATTGTCTAGTAAACGTTGATTACTCATTAAACTCCCCTCTTATTCCAGATGAAACTGAGGAGTTGATTAAATACTTGCTATCTCGCCCATATAGAAACAGCTGGACACTTCCAAAATGGTCTAATTTTAAAGCTGGATTGAAGCACTATAATGTACCCTTAAACTCAATTAGGCAACCTTCAACTTTCCACCAATGGTGGGGTAAATTCAATAGATTAAATCCGAGAGATACTTCAGTTATTTCCAAACAATTGGACTCTGCTCAAAGAGACAGTGACCTCACGTTCCCTATTATCAGATCATTTCTAAAAGGGTGGATAGGGAAAAATGTAAATAACCCCACTAAATCCAACGTTAATAAAGATACACTCAAGTGGGGTCAATACAGTTATGAGTTACATGTAGTAACATTAATTCTTAACTCTGTCAATCAGGAAGAAAGAATTGCTATAGCTCAAGAATTTACTGAATTCAATATTTCGGAATCAGGAGTTGGTCATAATTCCTCCTTTAATTCAAAAAATCTAGGTAAAATAATAATATCTGATGGACTGATTTATCTCCTCAATCATGGTTACATCTTAGATAGGAACATGCTATTAATGATGAAGGACACTTATTTGGCTCGCTTCCACACCTTATTATCAATGCAGAATAGAGTCGACAATCATTTCCCTCCCAATTCTTGTTTAACCATGTCCAAGTTGTATACGTTAGGAGACAAATGTCTAGACCATGGGGGAAATGATTCATATAGTGCTTTAAAGTTAATAGAGCCCCTATGCAATTTACGATTATCTGAACTTGCTCACGAATACAGGCCTAAAATTCCTCAGGATCCAAACTTTAGAGACCATTTAGTGAGGATGGGGGAGGAACTCAGCGCTAACTTACCTCCAATGAGAGAGCTCATAAGACTCATTAATACACAACATCATGTGGAGACCGTCTTAACCATGTATGGATCTTTCAGGCATTGGGGACATCCATTCCTCGACTGCTTGGAAGGACTCAGAGCCCTCTATGATCAAGTAACCATGGAGAAGATAATAGACTTCAACTTTGCATCAGAGCTGGCAAGTGATTTGGCTTACATTGTCCTCAGGGATAAATTTGATAAAGATCGGACCTGGTATGTAGATGCCTCTCTTCTAGACGATGACCATGTCTTCAAAAAACATATAGTTGACAAGACATGGCCCACTCCAAAGCAAATATTAGATTTCGGTCCTAACTGGCATATCCTCCCACTTGTTCAATGCTTTGACATTCCAGACATGATTGACCCATCCACCATTTATTCAGATAAGAGTCACTCCATGGATCTAGGTGAAGTTAAGAACCACATCCTATCTAAGTCAGAGAAGCCAATCCCCAGCAGGAAAGTTATGGAGTCTTATCTTCACCGCAAACAGACCAATTGGCCTGAATTCTTGAGAAGCATCAATGACCAGGGGCTGGATAAGGAGAAACTTCTTATCGGACTTAAAGGCAAAGAGCGTGAACTGAAAATAAAAGGAAGATTTTTTGCGCTCATGTCCTGGGAGTTGAGAGAATACTTCGTAATAACAGAATATCTGATCAAGAAGCATTTTGTCCCATTATTTAAAGGTCTAACCATGGCAGATAACTCCACCGTTTTGACTAAAAAATTAATGGACAACACATATGGTCAAGGTACGGATAATTATGATCATGTAAGCTTTGCCAACCATGTAGATTATGAAAAATGGAACAATCATCAGAGGGGAGCAGCCAATAATCCCACATTCAAGGTAATGGGACAATTTTTGGGATACCCCAACTTAATATCTAGAACCCATGAATTCTTTGAACAGAGTCTGATTTATTACAATCAAAGACCAGATCTGATGGAGATTATCGATGGACAGATAGTTAATAAAAGGGGACATAGAGTCTGCTGGTCGGGGCAATCTGGTGGACTAGAGGGGCTTAGGCAAAAAGGATGGAGTATAACCAACCTGCTAATTATTCGTCGAGCCAGCATCAGACGTAACACCAGGGTTCAAATATTGGCACAGGGTGACAATCAAGTCATATGTACACAATACTCATTACATAAGACTAGAAATGATCAAGAACTTCAGCAGTGTCTCAATGATATATCAAGGAATAATGATGATATCATGAGAGAAATAGAGGAAGGTACGAGGAAACTCGGACTAATAATTAATAGGGATGAGACCATGAGATCTGCTGATTTCTTAAGTTACGGCAAAGTTCCAGTGTTTCGAGGTAACATAAGAGGACTGGAAACCAAAAGATGGTCACGAGTTACATGTGTATCCAATGATCAATTGCCCGGATTAGGGAACATATTGTCCACGGTATCTTCCAATGCATTGACAGTATCGCATTATTCAGAAAGTCCTATCAATTCGATGATCCATTATAACTTCCTTGGCAATTTTGTAACCAATTTATTGGATCGACATAACCCTGCGATCAAAATGTCAACACAGAGGTCTGTGAAACATTCGCAGTTCTTAAAAACATTCACCTTTCGAGCGGGACTTTTATATCTTGATCCCTCCTTAGGTGGAATCACTGGGATGTCACCTGGACGCTTTCTGATGCGAATGTTCCCCGACCCGGTAAGTGAGGCCCTATCATCGTGGAAGGTCATATACAACAATATAGATCCAAAATTAAAAATGAGTGTCCTAAACATAATTACTCCTAAACTTGGTAAAGTTTCCGCATCTTCCTTCTCGAAATTGTTAGAGGATCCATTATCCCTCAACATCCCTACGGGAATCAAGGCGTTGACGCTTATCAAGAAAGAAGTAAAGAAGTCCCTAATCTCAAATGTGCACAAAATAAAGAATGAAATTGTCAAAGATGCATTAATTTATTCCAGAACAGAGGAACCTAGATTTCTGAACTTCCTAAGATCTGTAAAGCCATTATTCCCTAGATTTCTGAGTGAATACAAATCTGCAACGTACTTAGGCATTACAGAGTCTCTTATAGGGTTATTTGAAAATTCAAAAACAATAAGGAATGTATGCTCCAAGAAAATGAGCTTAGAAGTTGACAAGATCACAGTGCGTAGTGAGATCGTGGGGATTGTAAATCTGGTCAATAAGGCTAGAGTCAAGGGATCGCACCACAAGATATGGAATTGCTCGAGCTCAATGGCAGATGAGTTAAGATTAAGATCTTGGGGGTCACCTGTTGTTGGTGCCACAGTTCCTCACCCGCTTGAGCTTATATCGAAGTTTCATGAGTACAAAGGAAGATGCAAACTGTGTGCATTGCCTGGAGAGTCGGGAGCATATATTTCCGTGTTGATCCCAGCAGGATTGTACAATTACTGGGAGAGTCGAGGGCCCTATCAAGCCTATTTAGGATCAAAAACATCTGAGACCACTAGTCTATTGACCCCTTGGGAAAAGGAGGCAGTAATTCCTCTTATCGAGAGAGCCAGCAGACTAAGAAATGCAATTAATTGGTTTGTAGAACCAGACTCAAATCTGGCTAGATGCATCAAACAGAACCTAGACTCGTTAACTGGTGAGGACTCTGGGGAGACTGACACTTCGTTTAGAAGAACTGGATCAGCTCCTCATAGGTTTTCATGTTCCCGCCAAAGTTCGGGAGGATTTTCAGGTCAGTCTCCAGTTAAGCTTACTAGGATGTGTGCTACTACTGATACCCTCTCGGAGTACAACCAGCGGAATTATGACTTCATGTATCAGAGTTTACTTATTTACTCTCAAATTACCGCTGGTGAGATACATGATGGGAAAATAGGACAGGGGTTTTACCACTTTCACACCTCATGTCAGAGATGCATAAGGGAGTCCTATGACATAACATTAGAATCACCAGGTATTTTCCAACATATTGATGTAAGTCAAAAGCTTATAGCTTGGAAGCCCCAGAACTCTATGTGGTTTAAAGAAAAGAGAATGCTGAGGCTCAACCCTTGTCTCTGGGATAGATTATCTGTATTTGATAAGAGCTTTCATGTCGGAAGGGCTCAGGGATTCCTTTATGGGATGCTGTCATATAAAAAGAATCAGAATGCAAATGACTCATCTCTATTCCCTGTTGTCATGAGGAACAAAGTCCTGCCTGCTCCCTATATGATAGGCCTATTAGACGGATTAAGCAGGGCCGGTGCTTTAGCCTGCTTAAGCAGAAGATCTGTATCAGAACTGACCAAGCCCAGGCCTACAATCTTAGGGACAGTTTTACACTTGATCGAAAAGATATCCCAGAACCCGGGGCTAGTCAATACATGGAGGGGTAACAACTTTCAGATGGAGTTTTCAACAGTACCCCATAAGACTCCTTCATCTTACCCTCTAAACAATATAGATCTGGGATCTTTGGGTCGAAATTATTTGAAGTTTATGTATCTCCGACATTTCTTGAGATCTGAAGATGCATACTCAGCTCATCCTGACTTGATAGTATTTTCAGAAACAAGTGCTCCAGACATGGTCCAGTCTCTTGCTCTCTCTGGACAGCTTACTAATTTACTATATAAAAAGGGTTTGGACAAGTCTCATAAAGATGCACTAAGATCTATCAAGGTCATACTTCATCAGATCCAAGACCAGAGTGACTTGTCACAAGACCTCTCCTGGTTTCACGGGAGAATGACTATATTAGACAGGGAGGTCAGACATGCCTGTGGTGACATAATAGTGGAGTCATCCCAACTAGAAGAAATGCTCAAATCAAGACATAAATGGGGAGCAGAAGAACATGGAACGGTCCTTGCATTAGAGTTAGAGAAGATGACAACTCGGGATACTGAAGAGCCCCCGCCAGTAGAGATACCTAGGGTGCAAGATCCCTTAATCTCAGGATTGAGGCTCTTCCAATGTGCCACGGGGTCTCATTACAAAGTAAGGAGTTTACTTCGACATTTCAAAATCCAGTATAGGGACGCCATTTCAGGGGGGGACGGGTCAGGGGGAATAGGTTCAATGTTATTGAGGTATAATCCGTCTTGTAGAATAATTTTCAATAGTTTGCTAAATCTAGAAGGGGTTACTCTGAGGGGTTGTGGGCCCTCCCCTCCGTCAGCCATAAGCTCCCTAATACATATTAAAGATAGATGTGTGAATTTGAATCATGCGTGGATGGAACCCAATGATCTAAGTCAAGTAGACACATGGGAGACATTCAAAATAAACATCAAGAAGTATAAAATGAACATAGACCTAATAATCCTTGACATGGAAATCGTCAATCAAACTGTAATGGACAAAATAGAGGATTGTGTCAGCAGCTATATCTCGGAAATATTGAGCGTGGATGGGTGTCTGATTTTCAAGACATATCTAGATAGGATCCTCAACAACAAGTCTAACATAGTCTCAAAAGTAGGATTACTTTTTGAAGATGTCTTTGTTTGTACCACCCAATTGTCATCCTCTTTTACATCTGAGGTGTATATTGTATTCAGAAGGTTAAGTACCGGCAACATCTTTCTGCACCCTAGTTTGAATGAGGTGAGGTCCAGGTTGAGTGAATTCCCGGTATGCAGATCACCTGAGCAAGAATTCGAGAGAGCACTATCAGTGATTAAAATGGATTTGTTAAAAGGAGTGCCCAAAATCATGATCACTGATCCTTTCATTGAACTTTCCACTTTCTTAGTGTCATTAGGGGTGGAAACTGGGATTGCAGCTTTATTAGGAGAGTCTATTACAAAACCGGCTTTAACCAACACTGCAGAGATGCCTGTCCTGGTATTTATGGTCGGAGTTGCGTCATTATTAAAGCTGAATTCAGGATCTAAGGTTAAAAATAGCTCTACCGATAGACTGACAAGAAGCACAGGGATTATGTTGATAGTGTTTGCAATGTGGTACGCAGTGCAAACCAATGATATCAATCTCTATAAAAGGGCCAAGAGACATATAGACACATCATTTACTTTGTCCTGGAGATTTAGGATGATTAAGGACAATTGGTTCTCCTTTGTATCAGTACAATCTCTGACCAACATACATCGGAGTCTCCACTTGGATTCAGATCTAGCCGCCATAGGCCAAGGAATAAGGATTTACACTAAAGTATTTAGAGATTTTAAGAAATTAGAGGATGTTAAGAAATTGAATGAGATGTTGATGGTCATCAACAAGGGATGGTCTATTAAGGGGTTAAAGAACTCGACAGATATATTTCAATACGTATGGGGAGATCTCTGTTCAACATCAGGAGACCCTAAACCCTCAGGTAAATGGTCACAAGTGGATGTTCAAGATAGCGGAGCTTATTTAGATTAATGTTATTAATTCATTCATTGTTGTATTGTGTAATCA